CTGGGTTTTACCTGTTAATTTCGAAGAAAGTTTAGAAAAAACTGTTAAATGGGAAATGAATAATAAAACCAATTAAAATGAAATTAATTTATTCTGTATGTTATTATTATGGAAAGAATTGTAAAAATAATCTTGAAGAACATATAAAATGTTTCAAGAATATTAGTGAAAATGATAAAATATTTTCATTACAAATTATGGTAGATATCAGGGATAGAGAATATTTAAAAAAAATAGAAGAAGAATTTATATCTTTTTTTGATGAAAGAGGGTTAATAGAGTATGATGTTATAGTTAATTATAATTGGGGAGGAACTATAGTTGGATTATGGCTTGTTTATAAAAAATTTTATGATATAGTTGAAGAAAAAAATAATACTTATGTGGCTCATTTTGAAGAAGATTTTAGAGCTATAAATAATAGATGGTTAGATGATTCTTTAAAAAAATTAGAAAATAATAACTATTATATAGGCGAAAGCTGTGATAATAGAAAAAAAACAGGAAATGATGATGGAAGATTAACGGGAAAAAATTATATAAATACAGTTAGACTTGGTTCACCGGAAGTATGGTTAGACGGAGGTTATTATTTTTCATCATTAGAAAAATTAAAAATAATACATGACCATATTGGAATATTTCACAAAGGTAATCCTAATACAAAATATACTAATCTTTTAGATGGGATTAGTATAGGAGAAGTAGGTTTTCCTACATTAGTTCATCATTCTCAATTAAATTTTGATTTTCTCAATAGAGATGATTATTTTAGGCATTATTGTTAATATTTTTTATTATAAAATCTACTCTATTGTCAAAAGTATGATATTTTTTACAATATTTTCTTCCTGCTAGACCTATTTTTTCCCTTTCTTCTTCTCTTAATAAAAAATAATCTATTTTTTCATATAATTTTTCTTTATTTTCATAAAAAATTAAATGTTCTCCTTCAATCAATGGATTATCGATTAATGTTGGTGTTAGAATATTGTCACAAAAGACAATATTTCCTGTCAATAAAGCTTCCCATAATCTATGGTCTCCTTCTTGATTATCTGGGTTACAAGTAACTATTATTTTGCTACTTTTCATAATATCATAATAATTAGTGTTCATATTTGTGTAATAACAAGAGATATTTTTATTATGTACATAGCCCGTGAATACTTTATATTTTCTTGATAATCTTTTAATATAATTTAGAACAGAATCTCTTCTCCTTTGACCAGATTTTGAAAATAAATAACATATATCATATTTATATTTTTTGTCATTTTGTAAGGTATTGTCATAATTTATAAAATCTTCTCTAACTGCATATGAAAGAGGTATTATTTCTCTGGAATAATTAATAATAGAATTATTATTTCTATTTACTATAGATCTTTTAAAATATTTAAATACTTTGTCTAATTTTTCATCAGAAACACTATTTGAAGTTGTAGTAAAATCCAAATAATCTATGATAATATGTTTATGGTAATCCTTATTAGTTTTGATTTTATTTAAAATTTCTTGATTAAAACAATCATTAGAATACCAACTACAATTCCAGCAATTATATATGTCCATCATGAAAAATATATAATCTGTTTCATCAAAATTATCTACTAATTCTATATCATTTCTTTTTTTCAGTGCATTAAGTATATGATATGTTTCCCCTGTTAAATCTTCTTTAAAAGGCCAAGGTACAGATATTTTCATTTTATATCAATAATTTTTTAAGAAAAAATCATGGTCTCCACCATATTTGTGTAAATTTCTAAAAAAAAACTTATCATGAACATCAGGATTAAAGACGATCTTATCATAAGGATCTCCTATTGTTATTAAATCTTTATTTACTAATTTATTATCTATAATTTCTTTAATCAATTCCAAAGGAAAGCCTTGAAAATTAATATATGGGTTCCATTTTGAAGACAACGAAGAAACATATGAAAATTCCATCAGAGAAGTTATATTATCTCTAGGTCCTCTACAAGTCCCTATATTTATATAAGGTAATGTATAGGATTTTTTTGTTCCTTTTATTTCTACATCCCATGGTGTGAAATTATTATTAAATATTTTACATAGATATTCTCTATTCCATAAACCTGGTTGCAGACTTATATTATATAAGTCTTTTTTATTTCTTTCATATATAAAATATTTTTCCCCTTCTATACATTTCCCAGGTTTTCTATAATCTTTAGATTCATAATAAATAGTTTGAGATATAGTACATAAACCTATTTTATTATTTTTCATATAATCGACAGCGGCATTATAACAGTCTATATTTATATTATTAATAGGTAAAAAATCATCTAAAGATAACCAAATTAATTCATCTTGTATGTTAGCAAAATAATTATATAAATATTTACTCCATAAATTTATACTTGTTTGTTCGGGTGACAAAGATACAAATTCTATATTTGACCATTCTTTTAAAGCAGGTTTAGAAAATCCTAAAATTATTATTTTTTCAATATTAGGTATAAATTTTTTATATAAATATATAGTAAGGTCTAATATAAAACTTGTTTTATCACATGTTGGAATAAATATTTTCATTTTTATATTAATATTATTTAAATAATATTAATATTTAAATCATATCATATATTTCTTTAATTTTGTATTTTTCTACTTGGCTAGAATCAAGGCCGTCAGAAGTTAATTTTTCATGAAAATTTTCGCCTTTCTGTATTCCTATTTTTTTTATTTTTAATTCTTTTCCTTCCGGTAGATATTTCATTTTCATAGCTTCTAGAATATCTCCTAAATACATAGATTTCATTTCTGGTAAATATGGGGTACAATCTTTTGATTTTTCTAGACATTTAAAAATTAAATTTATTGCTTCGTCTAAAGTCCAATAAAATCTTGTTATTTTACCGTCTGAAATGATTATTTCTTCACCTTTTTTAATTTTTTCTTTCCAGATACATAAAACAGAACCTGTCGAGTAAAGGACATTACCGTATCTAACTAATCTATATTTAGTTTTATTATTAATTTTTTCATATTGTTCAAAAAGAGATTCCATCAAATATTTGGTTGCACCATAAACTCCATTCACATTAGCTACTTTATCTGTGCTAATACCAATAATAAATTTTATTTTACTATTATCCAAAGTTTCATTTAATATGTTAATAGTACCTATAATATTAGAATTTATACATTCTAAAGAAAATTCTTCTGCCATTCTAACATGTTTAAAAGCTGCTAGATGAAATATACCATCTACATCTTTGCAACATTGTTTGCATGTTAAAACATCTTTTATATCACCGGGGATTATAGTTAAGCTAGGAAATTTATTTTTAAGATAAATTAATTTACCTTCATTTCTTGCACAAGTAACTATTTGATTTCCTTCTAAAATTAATTTTTCTATTAATCTTTCTCCTAAAAAACCTGTTCCGCCGGTCACTAGGTATTTCATTTTAATTAAGAAACACTTTAAAGTGAATATTATTATTTATAAATACTCTCACCTTTTATGCTAATCCAATCTTTCATAAAATAATCTTCCTCTCTCTGTAAAATCACAGGATTAGAATGAAGTGTAGCATGGAATAATTTTAATACATCTTTTGGATATAAAACCTTTTTATCTTTGTTCTTATTTAAGTAAGCTCCCCACCAACCCATTGTAGAATGACATAAAATATTATGATCACATAATGACATCATCCATAAATCTATATAATCAGGATTTCCTTGGCAAAAAATTAAATTAGCTTCTAAACCAATTAAGATATTTTTAGCTTTCTCAATATTATCAGAAAAGATATAAAAATTGATATTTTGTTTAATAATATTCTCCTTGATATATTTTATCGCATTAAATAAAAAATCTTTTTTATAGCTTATACCGCCTCCCCATTCTAGTCTTAAATGAATGGATATTTTATTTTTTTGATTCAAAAAATCAGGATATTTGTCTGTTATATACTTTAAAGATTCTTCATCTGGTTCAAATATTTTTTGTATTTCTTCTCTATATTGATCGAAATATTTATGAGATTGCAAATAACTATATTCTATAAAAATATTCTTTCTCTTATATCTTTCTATTTTTCTTATAAGGGTATTATCATATAATTGATGACTATCTCTTTCTTCTCTTAATTTTATTTGATGTGTAAAATTAGTATCTGTTTTTATATTTCTATAAATAGTATTCCTATGGTTAAAATTATAAGAATCTAATATTTTTAATAGCTTTTCTAGCTCACTATAATTTTCTTTTAAATTGTATTTTCTAGAAATACCGTAGGTAAAACATAGTTGAAAAAGAACATTTCCTAACCCTGTATTTTTATTCGATAAATCACTGCTAGTAGTAGCTGTTATATATGTAGATATCATATTTTAAGTAAAATATGATTTTAAAATGATTTATAGAGATTTAGAAAAAAAAGATTACATAGAATATATAAATTTGATTAAAAATTTTCGTCCAATAAATAATGAAATGAATCAAGCTATTTTTGATAATATTTTTGATAAAATTACATCTATGGGAAAAATTATTATTTGTATAGAAGATAATAAAATTATAGGGTCAGTAACATTGATAATTGAACAAAAATTTATACATAATTTATCCAAATATATTCATGTAGAAGATGTTTTTGTCAGCGAAGATTATAGAAAAAAAGGAATAGGATATAATTTAATAAAAAAATCTATTGAATATGGTAAGTTTATAAATGCTTATAAATTAACTTTAACTTGTAATAAAAATCTAAATTATTTTTATAGAAAAAATAATTTAGAACAAAGGGATATTCAAATGTCAATATTATTATAATATATAAGTTATAATAAAATGTTTGAATTTTCTCGTCAAACGGGACAACATAAAATTTATAAATATAAAGATAATCCTTTTATTGATTTTTTTAAAGATTTATATCAGATAGAAGAATTAAATCATTTGCATTTAATATCTGAAGATTTTGAAAAATTTAAAGATAGATTATCATTAGGTGTCCTTAATGATACAGAAACTGATATACATAAAATTTTTTATAAAGAGATAAAAAATAATCAAAAATTCAAAATACTTTATTGTGAGCTAATAAGAAATATTCATTCTGTATTTTTCCCCAATGAGAAATATTTAGTTTATCAAAGTTTCCCCAGTGTTAGATTTCAGTTTCCGGAGAGTGTTACTATTCCTCCGCATAAAGATTCGGATTCTTTAAGTAATCATCCGTTGGGCGAAAAAAATTTTATTTTAGCTATTACTAAGATGGAAAATACTGCTAGTATATTTATAGAATCAGAACCTGATAAACAAGATTTTAAAAGTATCAAAATAGAACAAGGTGAATTATTATATTTTAACGGCAACACATGTACTCATTATAATGAAAAAAATCAA